CAGTCAGTGAGCGTTTACGCCTCCGACTTCGGCACGCTGAACGTCGTCGCGAATCGTTTTTCGCGTGGCCGCAGCGCATTGCTGATCGATCCTGAGTACGCCGCGATTGGCGTGTACCGGAATTATCAGCAGGTCGAAATTTCGAACATTGGCGACGCGGAAACGCGCCTGCTTCTCATCGAAATGGGCCTTGAAATGAAATCCGAAAGCGCCCAGGCAATTGTTGCCGACTTGACCACCAGCTAGTCGTTCTCCGGTCGCACTAGCGTCTTGGCGGGGGGAAACCCCCGCCCCTTTTAAGGGGTTTGGATGAAGACTCGAAAAGACCGCCGGCATACGGGCATTGATCACCATTTCGCCTGGGACCGTCACGATGACGACCACTTCTATTCGGTGTCCGAGCAGGACGTGGCGCCTGTCATTGACCAGGTGAAGATGTACCAGGACGACGAGGGCGCATCGGCAAATATGAAGCACGTTGCTGAGATTCCCATGATCATTGTTCAAAAGATGATGTCCGATGGCTCGTGGGGCGACCCCGCAGCCATGAAAAAATTTTTGAACGACCCGGACAATGATTGCTTTCGCGTTTGGCGAGGCAAAGTTTAGTGGCGCTAAACACTTACAGCGCGCTCAAGTCTGCGATTGCGGACTTTCTCAATCGCAGCGATTTAACGGCTGTTATTCCAGACTTTATCACGCTCGCCGAAACGGAGATGAATCGTCGTCTGCGCATGGCAGCACTGGTAAAGCGTGCTGACGCAACAGTCGATAGCGAGTACACCGCATTCCCGAGTGACCTGCAGCAAGTCAGGTCGCTGTACCTGAAAACAGATCCGATCACACAGCTTGTTTTTTTGACTGTTGAGGAAATGCAAGCAAAAAAAGCGTCGGGCTGGAAAAGCACGGGCGACCCCGATTACTACGCGGTCGTCGGCAACACGTTTCAAGTGCTGCCAACGCCAGAAAGCAGCGTGACCGCCGAGCTGGTGTACCACGCGAAAGTGAACGCGCTGTCAGACAGCAACACGTCGAATGACGTGCTGTCGGCAAACCCGGACTTGTACCTGTACACGGCGCTGAAGCAGAGCGCGCCGTATTTGCAGGACGACGCCCGCATTACGACCTGGGCAACGCTGTCTGAAAAAGCGTTTGACGACATTGAGCTTGCCGACAGCCGGGCTGAATACACCGGCGGCGACCTGAAAACATTTGCGAGGGCTTACTGATGGCGGGAAGTTTTACCGATTACCTCGAAGACGCGCTGTTGAAGCACGTTTTTACAAACACGGCTTACACGTCCCCGAGTGCCGTTTATCTCGGCCTGTTCACCGTTGCGCCAACTGATACGGGCGGTGGCACCGAGCTGAGCGGTAGTGGTTACGCAAGGCAAGCAATTACATTTGCTGTCTCTGGAACAGACCCGACGCTCGCCACCAACAGCAGCGCGATCGAATTCCCGACAGCTACCGGCAGCTGGGGTACGTTGGTCGCTGTCGCCGTCTTCGACGCGCTGACTACCGGCAACATGCTCGCATGGGCCGACTTGGCATCAAGCCGCACCGTCGGAAGCGGGGACATTTTCCGAATTCCCGCAAACGACCTGGACATCACGCTGGCGTAACTTATGGCCTCCGGCGACTACGGATTTTTATATTACGGCCGCGGCAATTTCGGCGTAAGTTCGTATCCGGCCGGGGCGGCAACGGCCGCGTCAACGTCGGCCGTCACGGCCAGTGCGGTCGCCACGCTGAATGGCGCAGCGGCTGTAGAAGCTGTCAGCGCTGTCACTGCTGCCGGCAATCGAATTGCTAATGGCGCAGCAACGGCAACAGCGAATAGCGCAGCAAGCGCGAATGGCGGAATCCTGGTTGCCGGCGCCGCAACTGCAACATGCACTAGCAATTTTGAGTCTGCAGGCAATCGCATTGCGCTAGGCGCCGCGACGGCCGCCGCAAGCAGCAGCGCCAGCGCGGCTGGTGGATTGTCGATCGTTGGTTCCGCAACTGTTGCCGCCGTATCAAGCGCGAGCGCCGCCGGCAATCGCATTCAGAACGCTGCAGCAACGGCAACAGCAACATCGAGCGCGGCATGCGATTCACTGCGGATTGTGACTGCGAGCGCGACGGTTTCAGAAACCGCGCTGCTGCGCGTGTCGTGGGTTCCGATCCCGGTGCCAGGGGATTGGACAGAACAAACGACGGCCGCTGAAACGTGGGCGCCAGCCACCGCAACCGGCGATTGGTCAACGCAAGCAACAGCTGCCGAGACATGGACAGAAAAAACCGCGGACAGCGCCAACTGGGCAGCCGCTGCGTGAGGGATTGACAGATGGCCGATACGACGACAACGAACCTGGGCATGACAAAACCAGAGGTCGGCGCAAGCGCTGACACCTGGGGAACCAAATTAAATGGTTCTCTCGACACTGCCGATGCGGTTTTTAACGCAGCGGGCGACGGAACAAGCGTCGGGCTGCAGGTCGGCAGTGGAAAAACACTTGTTGTTGGCGGTACGCAAAAAATATCGACCACCAGCAAGATCGAATTTCGCGATACCGCGATCTATATCAATTCGAGCGTTGATGGCCAGCTGGACATTGTTGCCGATGGCGAGATCCAGGCAGTCGCGCCAATCATTGATCTAGACGCTTCCACGGCGGTCACTGTTTCAAACGATCTCAAACTAGATTCGGACTCAGCCGTTCTGGGCTTCGGCGCTGACAACGATGTGACGTTGACGCACGACCCCGACACGGGGTTGTTGCTTAATGAGGGGCGGCAGTTGCAGTTCAGAAACGCCGCCGAAAATATTTATTCGGACCACGGCGGTCAGCTCAACATCGCTGCAACGGACGAGGTTCAGATCGACACAGAATTTCTCGACGTGAATGCGAAACTTTTTGTTGACAGCGATGAAGACGCTATCACTACGACGATCAATCAAAATCACGCAACGTCCTCGCAACTCGCGCTGTATGTAACCAAAGATTCTGGCAGCGGCTACGCAATCAAAGCACTTAATAATGCCAACTATGTAAATTTGGCCGGTGAATCTTATGCGTATTACGCTATTGGCGGCGAGTTTCGCAATAACGGCGGCGGTCAAACTTACGTCGCAAGGTTCTACGACAACACCAACGCGCTGAATTTTTACGTTCGCTCAAACGGATACATCGGCACGGGCACTGACACAAGCTCGCCAACGAATTTAACCACCGCTGTGGGTGCCAACGTGTACGTTTCCGGCACGGGCCTGCTGTTTCGTTCAACGTCCAGCCTGCGATTCAAAACAGATGTCGAGCACATTGATGATGAGTGGGCCGATAAGTTGCTTGAGCTGAAACCGATTTTTTATAAATCGTCAGCGACGGGTGATCTAGAATTTCAAGACCAAAATTGGACGTACTACGGCTTCGGCGCAGAAGACGTAGCGAAAGTGGACCCGCGCTATGTGAACTTCAAATCATTTGAAATTCAGCATGATCCAGACTCGGGCGAAGACACAAGAATTCCGCTCAACGAACCGATTCCAGAAGGCGTGCAGTACGACCGGATGGTGCCCGCGCTTGTGAATTTGGTGAAGCGCCTGACTGAGAGGGTAGAGACATTAGAAGCGAAAGTCGCTGAGTTGGGATCATCCTAAAAGATGTACGAGGAACAAATGGAATACGCAGAAGGGGCCGCGATAGCGACGTGTCTCGCAATGCTCGCCGGAATGTGGATGTTTTTGCAGCGGTTGATCACGGCGAAGCTGTCTGCGCTTGAAGCAATCATCGTGAAATTGATCGATCGGTTTAATCGGAATGACGACGAAGAATTGCAACGCGCGCAGATGCTGATCTCGAAGCTTGACGAAGTGGAGAAAGAAATTGCAATGCTGAGAGAAAAACTTAGCTACGTCACCGGGCGAATAAATGGAAGCGGCGGGACTTGACATGGACAGTGGTGAAAAAGCGCTCGCCGAGGTTTCAGCGCATGAGCGCGAGTGCGGCTTGAGGTACGAGGCGATCGAAAGACGGATGAACACGCTTGAGCGCATTGTTTGGGGGTTGTACCCATTTTTGTTGATCACAATCGTGATCGCAGAATGGTTGAGAAACTAATGCCGTTGCCTATCGCCGCATTGTTGCCTGTTGTTGGAAAAGTGCTCGACCGCGTGCTGCCCGACCAGGGTGCTCGCGATGAAGCTGAGCGCCAACTAACGCTGCTTCAGCAGCAGGGCGAACTCAAGCAAGTCGAAGCGCAGATGAGCGCAATCATTGCCGAGGCGCAGTCGTCCGACCCATGGACAAGCCGAGCCCGGCCCAGCTTTCTCTACGTGGTCTATGCCTGCATTCTCGCCGGCATCCCCATGGGTATTTTGTTTGCAATCTCCCCGGACATTGCAACGAACGTGACAACCGGATTCAAAGACTGGCTGCAGGCGATCCCCGAGGAAATGTGGACGTTGTTCGGCGTTGGCTACCTAGGCTATACCGGCGCACGCTCAATCGACAAACGAAAATGAAATTCGAACGCGCTTTTGAGATTTTAATTGGTCACGAAGGTGGTCATGTTTGGGATCCCATGGACCCTGGCGGCGAAACAAAATTCGGCTTGTCTCAACGGGCTTACCCGGAGCTGAACATTGCAACGCTTACGCTCGAAGACGCGCGAGGCGTTTATCTGAATGATTACTGGAATGCCGTGCGCGCTGAGGCGCTGCCTGCCCCTGTGCGGTTTAGCGTTTTTGATGCCGCGGTCAATTCCGGCAATCGCCAGGCGACACTTTGGTTGCAGCGCGCTGCGGGCGTTATCGATGACGGCGTGATCGGCCCGAAAACAATTTCGGCGGCTCACGAAAAAGATCCGTACGAGTTGCTCTGCAAATTCTGCGGCCAACGGCTCAAACATTTCACAGACCTGAAAACGTGGCAGCGATTCGGCCGTGGTTGGACACGTCGCGTCGCGGAAAACCTGGTAGCAGCCTGATGTCACTTGTGAAACTCGAAATTCCGCCCGGGGTGTACCGCAACGGCACCGAGTACCAGGTATCTGGTCGCTGGTATGACGCGAATTTAATTCGCTGGGTTGACGGCTTGATGAAGCCGGTCGGCGGCTGGCGCAAACTTACAACGTCTGCGTTGACCGGGAAGTGCCGCGCGCTTTTCCCATGGAAGTCAAACGACTTCAAGCGTTATCTGGCCGCCGGCACCAGCAGCAAACTGTATGTGTGGAACGATTCAGGCACGATGTATGACATCACGCCGACTGGTTTTGTCGCCGGGCGCGACAGCGCGATCTACGGCCTTGGCTACGGCGCGCTCGACTATGGCGATGAAACATACGGCACAGCGCGGAGCGGTGGTTCAAGTGTGCTTGACGCGGCCACATGGACGCTCGACACCTGGGGGCAAAACCTAATCGGTTGCGCCGCGCAGGACGGGAAGATTTACGAGTGGACGCTGAACACTGCTTCAGCTGCCGCTGCCGTGACCAATGCGCCTACTTCAAATCGAGGTGCATTTGTGACTGCAGAGCGGCACCTGGTTGCTCTCGGCGCTGGCGGTTATCCGCGCAAGGTGCAATGGAGCGACGCTGAAGACAACACAGTCTGGACGCCGACCGCGACCAACGCAGCAGGCTCGATCGAACTCGAAACTAGCGGCTCGATTATGAATGCCGCAAAACTGCGCGGCACGAATTTAATTTTCACTGATGTTGATGTCCATACCATGACTCACATCGGCCAGCCCTTCGTCTATTCGTTTGCTCAAGCCGGCTCAAATTGTGGCCTTGCTGCGGTGAACGCATTTGCGGCAGTAACCAGTTTTTGCGTGTGGATGACCAAAAACGAATTTCAAATTTACGATGGGGCTGTTCGGCAATTGCCGTGCGACGTGCAGGACTATGTTTTTTCTGATCTGAATCGAACTCAAATCAGCAAAGTTGTCGCGGGCGTCAATTCCGCGAACGACGAAATTTGGTGGTTTTACCCGTCCGCGGATAGCGATGAAAACGACCGTTATGTTGTTTGGAACCACCGGGAAAAACACTGGTCAATTGGCACGCTTGCTCGCACCGCCTGGTGCGACTCGACAATCAGGTCAACGCCGACCGCGGCCGGAACGGACAATCATCTTTTCGATCATGAACTCGGCTGGACAAACGACGGCGCGGCGCTGACGACGACGCGATTTGCGGAAAGCGGCGCGGTTGAAATTGGGAACGGCGACCAGACAGTCGTTGCCCGTCAACTTATTCCTGACGAAGGCACGCAGGGTCAGACGAAACTGAAATTCAAAACAAGAATGACGCCAAACGGCGCAGAGTCTGAGCACGGCCCGTTCTCCATGACCGACTACACCGACGTTCGATTCACTGGTCGCCAGTTTGCGTTGCGAGTTGAAGGCAATGCAGACGCCGACTGGCGATTTGGTACGCCGCGTCTTGACGCTGTCCCCGGGTCGCGACGATGAGATTGCCACTGCCGCCAGGGTCTTACAGTTCGGTCATTGAATCGTTGCGCAACCAGTCCATCGAGCAGGCCGACGCGATGAATTTAAAACGCAATCAAGATGTGGAACTCGGGGATGGGCAAAGGTTAATTTTGAGAAGCGCGAACGGAACGCGATATGAAATTGTGGTCAGCGATTCAGGCGTTTTAAGCACCGCTGCTGTTTGAGGAAAAAATCATGGTCACACGCACCGCACAATCGACAATCGATCCGCAATACCAACGGTTGCAGAACGATTTTTATCAGGATGTTTTGCGCTACACGAATCAGCCATTTTTACAATATGGTGGCGATGAGATTGCGCCCTTTTCTGCGGACCAGCTGGCCGCGTTTGACCGCGCCCGCGCACTGGCCTCGTCGGACGTGGGAGCGGCCGAACTTCAGATGGCGCGCGACGCGGTGAGCGGTGCTTTAACGCCAATCGGTCAGGCGCAAATTGACCAATACATGTCGCCGTACACTCAAGCGGTAATCGACCAAAACATTTCCGACCTAGATCGTGCACGCGAAATTTCAATGCTCAGAAACGCCGATGCTGCAAATCGTGCGGGCGCGTTCGGCGGCAGTCGCCACGGTGTCATCGACGCTGAAACAAATCGCAATTTCGCAGACGCAGTGAATCGCAGCAGCGTTTCGCTTCGCGACGCGGCTTACCAGAATGCGCTCGCGCAAGCGAATACCGATCGCACAAATGTCTTGGCGGCCGGCAGGCAATTAGCGAACCTCGGGATGGCTGAAAAACAGCGCCAGTTAAACGACATTGGGATCCTGTCTGAAATCGGCGGCGAGCGACAAGCGATGGATCAATCGCAGCGCACGCTCGACTATCAGCGGTTCCTCGATCGCCGGTATTATCCAGAAAGAATGCTGTCGATACGGCAAAGCGCCTTGACGGGCATGCCGTTTAATCAGGGTGCGGTGCAGCACACGCCAGAGCAGAAGAACACTTTTACTCAGTCCCTGGGCGGTGCGGGCTTAGGCTTTGGCATCGCGCGCGAGCTGTTCCCGGGGAACAAGTGGGCGCAGCTCGGTGGCGCGGGGCTCGGACTGGCCGGCGGCCTGCTCTTCTAGGCAGCGATGAGCATCTACAACATTTCCACCACGCCGCAGATCCCACCTGGGCGCACTGGCTTCGGCGCCAAGGCATTTACCGGCGCGCAATATATCGCGCCGAGCTTGCCGACGCCGCCGCCCTTTTCCGTTCCGGGCGTCACCCCGCCCACGGCGCAAGAGTGGGCCGATATCATCGGCTATCAGCGGCCGACCGCGAGCGCCAGCGGTGTCGCCACCTGGAACCAATACATAAGCGATGCTTATCACGGTCGCCTGCCGTCGAGGCTGCGCGAGGTTAACGCTGCCATTCGCGGCGGCGGCGGACTCGACGACCGCACCATCAATCAGATTATGTACGAAGACGCCCAGTGGGGCGGATCGATGCAGGACGTTCCGACATCTGCAATTGTCGAATCGCGTGGCCAATATCCCGGCGGCAACCCGATGGCTTACGCCGGCGGCCCGGGAAGCGGCAACGCGGAACGGCTTTTGGAAGATCAGCTCGGCACAGATATTTATCGGGCGCCGATTCGCACCGCAGCGGCAACGCAGTACGGCCCGTTGACCAGCGTCGCTCAAAACCTGGGGCGAGCTTCCGACCGCGGCGTTCCGACTGCCGCGATTCAGCAGGCTGCTGATTTCGACGCCGGGCTGCAGGCTGCCCGTTACGATCAGGGCGACTTGCCCACAAACACCGGCCCCGGCCGATTCTTTCAGCTCGCCGCGCTTGTCCCCGGCTTGCAGCCAATCGCAGGGATTGCCGAGGCGATCAAAAACAGAGATTTTGCTACGGGCCTGTTGGCGCTGTCATCGCCGATCCACGGCGATTTGATCAACCTCGGTAAAACCCTAGCCGGAGATGCTGTTTCGAATTTGGGATTTCACAAACTCGGTGCATCGATCGCGCCTGAAATTTCAGATTTGAACGCAATCATCGCTCAAACGCCGTTCGGGCAGACGCCAGAATTTGCTGCGCGCGTCGGCTTGTCGCCGAGCCCCGTCGCGCAAAGTGTCCGGCTCGCCAGGGGCAATGCAGTTCCCGGCGCCCGCACCGGCATCAACAGCGCGCTACCCGAGATGGGCGGCGGCCTAACAACTGCGCAAGGCGCAGGGCGTGCCGCACTGAATAAAATCCCGAGGACCGGATTGACCGGTGCTGTCCTGGCGGCGAACTCCCCAACAGCACTGACAACGGCCTCGATGCCGTTTCTCGATCGAGCGACTAACACACTGGAAAAGGTGTTAAAAAGTCAGGCCGCTCAAAACCTGAGCGCAGCGGAAATGAATGCGCCGGCAACAGTTTTTCTTCAGCCGCCGGCAATCACCCGGGGAGCAACCGCACAGTCGCAGTACGCATCGCCGACGACGGGGCTGCGGGAGGCGCTTGCACGCAACCTGGCGCAGCGACTCGCCGGCAATCGATTAACCGCATTAAGCCCGGTCGATTACGGGCTGTTGAGAGTTTGACATGGCACAGATTACTCAAGGATTGTTAGACATTTTGTCCGGTTCGCGAAACAGCCCGTACGCAGGCTTGTTGTCGCCGGACGTTCGCGCAAATGCTCAGAACCAGGCGTTGCTCGATGCGAGCCTCACAATGCTTGCAGGCAGTCGTGGGCTGCCCGGACAGGGGCGACCGCGCACTGGCGAGCTTCTCGCGCGCAGTTTTGGGCAAGGTCGGCAGTCGTTCAACGCTGCAGCAGATGCGGCGCTGCGCAATCAAATGGTGCAACAGCAAATTGCGGCCGCGGACCGCACTCAGGAAATGAACGCGCGCATTGGCCAAATCTTTGCCAATGGTGAGGTCACGCCACAGCAATTGCTGCAAGCCGCTGCCATCGCTAACAGCTTTGGCGATTTCACGACGGGCAACGAGTTTGCAACCCAAGCTGAGGCAATGAGCCCCGACCCGGTGGAGCGTCCACCAGAACTCGCTGCTTTCGACGAATGGCTGAAAGGCAACCCGGGAAAAAACTACGAAGATTATCTCAGGTTTAAAGCAACCTTAGACCAAACGCCGCCTAAGCCTGACAGGGTGCCGATAGGGGAGACAGAAAATTTATTAATCAGGACAACCGATCCTGAAGGCAACCCCGTTTACAAACCGGTGCCTGTGGGCTCGACGTATGAAGATTTAGAAGGGCAAGACGTTGTTCGCCGTAGCGTTGTCGAAGCGGAAGAAGAAGACCGCGAGCGGGAAGAACTGGCAAGAATTATGCGCGCCGACATGACTAGAGACTTTGCTAGGGCGTCTGTTCTTCTAAGTTCAGGAGAAGTCGGCGGCAGGTGGAAAACGCTTATTGGGTGGACTGCGAATTCACCGGCGTACAACGAAATGAAGAATCTGATCGACAAGCTGAAGGGCACGTTTACCCTGACTGCGTTGGCAGATGCAAAAGCAAGGGGTATTACTTTCGGCGCCCTGAGTGAGCAAGAGATGCGAACGGTCGCCGACTCCGTGGGCGCGTTGGACATCACCCAAGACCCAGCAGTCACTGCATTGCAATTGGCAAAAATTGCAGACGTTCTGGAAAGTAAAGGCGAGCTAAATAATAACGCCCTTCCTTCAGGCTTTATGAACCTGATCAGAGAGCAAAGGCGCAAAGGGGGATACGTCGGAGATGGTGGTAGCGGCGACGTGATGAAACGATATCAATTAGAGCCAAAGTAATTCGGCGGGCCAAGTTATGACCAATTACATGGACGAAATGCAGCGCCACACCAGAAACCTGCAGACGCTGAATCAGGCGAATGCCCCGCAATCGGACATTGACCAATACATGCGGCTCGAGGGGATCACCGACGCCACAATTCGCCAATACCAAGCAGTTCAGAGAGCATTCGAAAAAAACAAAATACTGCCATCCCCGTTGGCGCGAGTTGGCCGCGGAATGACGGACCTGGTTACTGGCGTTGGGCAACTCACGAACTCCATGCCGACAGCCCAGGGACTGCTGACACTGCTCCCTGGCGGCGAGCCGGCAAGCAACTTTTCGATGCGCAGAGCGCAGACGAATCAGCAAGCGGCTGCCAGAGAGCTTGCGGACGTGCAGCAATACGAATCTGCTGTCGGCCCGGGAATCGACTGGTGGCGGTTAGGCGGGCAAGCTGCTGCAACGCTGCCATTTGCGGCGCCGGCCGCAATACCTGCCGGGCTCGGTGCCTTAGCCCGATTCGGGGTGGGAGCTGCTGGTGCGGGCGCTGCTGGCGCCGCGCTGTACGCAAAGACACCGCAAGAGCGCGCGTTCAACACCGGAACATCAATGATCGGCGGCGGCGTTGGTGGCTTAGTGCTTGAGCCGCTGATGCGTGGCGGCAGTGCAGCACTTGCGGGTGCCGTCCGTGGTGCAACATCGGCCAAACAAGCTGCGACAAATGCTGCGCAAAAAATTAGAGATCGAATCGACAATGTTGATCGGGTGTCAATTTTGACTGAGGACTTGCCCGACAACCTTTCCAATGATGTTCGCGAGCGCGTCCGTCAAATTGCGGCAGATGCTCTCGAAAACAATCAGCCATTTGATGCAGACGCTGCTTTGCGCCAAGCACGCGCGGAGCGGTTTGGATTTGAGGGCGACGCTGGATTGACCCGAGGGCAGGCTACTCGCGACCCACGAATTTATAGCGGCGAGCGAAACCTATCAAAGCGCGAGGGCGGCGAGGTTTTGCAAAATCGTTTTATTGCACAAAACGAGCAGGCACTCCGTCACACAGAAGGCTTGTACGACGGTGAGATGCCCCCGACCGAATTCGACTTAGCAGACAGAATCTCAAAATCGATTCAGGCTGCGGACACGGCCAGGCGGGATGAAATTTCACGGTTGTATAAGGCGATACCTGGTGGCGGTGAGTTTTCTCCATCTGCATTGGCAGACAGAACGCTTGAAGTTTTGTCTAGGCGCCGCACAAAAATAGATGGCGTCGTGAAAGAACAAATTTTTTCTTTGATCGAGGGAAAGCGCGCATTCACCTTCGAGGAACTAGATGACCTGCTCAAGTTGGTTTCAGAAAACATGCCGCCCAGCGACGACGCGGGCGTGAACCTAGCAGCAAAAGAACTGAAAGAGGCGATCATGGGCGTCTTTGATGACGCAGCGACAAATGCTCCAAAAGGTCAAAAAGAGATGTACGAGCTGGCCCGGAAAGCCGCTAAGAAACGATTTGAAGAACTCGGTCCAAGCACCGGGGCCGTTTCAAAAATGGCGGAAGATTTGCTGGACCCGACGCAGATGCGAAACGCGATCTTAGGAAAGCTGAAAGATTTAAAACGATTAAAGGCTTACATGGGGGCAGACGACTGGGGCAATGTTCAGGATTTTGTGTCGCTGTTTATACGAGAGCAGGCATTGCGTTCTGGCGATTTTTCTCAAGCTGCTTATAACACCGCCGTGCGTAATATCGGCCGGGACAGATTAGAAATCATTTTCGGCAAAGCAAAAGCGGACGACCTGATTGATTTTGGCGTGACCGCGAGAGATTTATTCCGGTTCCCAAATTTACACACAATCAACACAAGCAATACTGCGCCGCTTGCTGAAAATATTTTGCTTCAAGTCGCAGATGTTGCGGCTGATGCAGTTCCCGGCGGCCGCTCGATCACCGGCCTTATGCGGGGCCGCGCTCAGGCTGCAGCTGAAGCAAGGCAAGCACAACAGGCGCTTGAAGCAACCAATGCAGCGCTAAACCCGCAGCCTACCAGATACGTTGCGCCGCAAATCAATTACATGGACCGAAGGATCCCTGGAACATCTTTTACGCCGGCACAGGCAACCCAAATGCTGAGCCCTGCTGCCGGGCTTTTGAATGCGGAGTTCAATCGGTAACAAGATAATGCCAACCCTGCTCGATTTGCAAAAGGCCAATCCAGGAGCCACCTGGATAGACCGCGTTCTTCGCCCCGAAATCTACCCAAATCTATGGCTGACTGGCCCAGACGGGCGCAGAGAAACGCACCGACTGGCTGCCGAAATGGACGAATTCGGAAATGTATTTATTTTCCCAACAATTCGATTGATGCCTGACGGTCAGTTAAAAAAATACAAAGACAACTACGAGGCGATGCGAGACAACATATCGGTAGGCAATGCCGTGCGTTGGCCTGGCGACATACACAGTGCCGTTGAATTTACGCGCACGTACAAACCAGATTCTTTCAACGCTTTTCACGGACGGGGCTTGTTAAGCATCCCGAGCAACTGAGGCGAGCCAATGGCAAAACTCGGAACATCTCGAAACCCAGGCGAAGCGCGGGCATTGCCGCCGACGCTGCAGATGAAGATTGGAAGGGCGTTGCAGAGCTACCTGAGCGAGCTGCGCAATGTGTTTCCAGAGGTGAACCCGGTCGGCGAGGCGATCGAGGATTTTTTCCTTGAGCCAAGCGAGCAGATGACCGCTGACATGGCGGCTGGCAATCCGTATGCGGTGATCGACCCGCGGCCGAACACCCGAAACATCAACCCTGCGGTCGTGGACACGGCTGCGTTGCTGCCTGTTGCCTCGGTCGCGAAGATTGCTGCTACGCCCGCAGCGGCGGCTACTGCCACCGGCATGGGCCTCCTGGGTTTGCAGATGGGCGGCCTAGGCGCTCGCCGCGGCCTCCTAGGCGCTCCGACTTCGAGGTTTGCCGGACCAGGGCGGTCGGAGCGTGGGTCGGTGGGTCCACCGTCCGACGACATAACCGATTTTGAGACACCGATGGCCATCGGCGACGCCGATTTTGATGACGTTATCCCGCTCGATCCGCCAGCTCGTCCGAAGAAAAAACCGAAGGCGGTCCCGCTCTCAGAGCTTGACTTCCGAACTGTGTCGGAGGAGGAAGCGAAGCGGCTCGCACGTCGCGGCGTCCATTTGCGGCAGACCGACGACGGCACGTTTGTCGGCGGACCGCGCGAGGTCAAGAGCAAAAGTCAGCTTCGCTCGCTGCGACGCAGGCTTGATAAACGCATCGATGAAAGCGCGCAGATGATCCGTGCCGCAATCGGAGCAGGCAAGGTGGGCCAGTGGTATCCAGAAACGAAGGCGGCGCTGCAGGAGGTTGCGCCCGTCGGTCAAGAATCAACCGTGCCCCAGATTCAAGCGCTTTACTCTGCACAAGCGAGCCCAGAAGGCGAACTCGGCTTTTCTTTGGGTGCGCTCAACCAGCACCTGCGGGGCGAACCCATCACCGCGAAAACCGGGCAGCAGAACGCGAAAGCTGCACGACATTTTGAAACGGGCGAAGAAATTCCCCAAGGACCGAAGACAGGCGCGTATCGCGAACGCATTGACTGGCTGAACCCCGCGCATCACCTTGGGGTAAACGACTTCCGCTGGACGCGTGAGTTTGGGTATACGAACCCAGACGGCACGCCATGGACGGGGGGCACTTCGAGCACGATGCATTCATTCATTGATGCCGAAACACTGCTCGCCGCAGAACGTGCGAATAAGCGCGCGGCGGGCGGACATACGGACTGGACCGGCCAGATGCTGCAAGAAGTCCCGTGGATCACACAAAAAGCGCGTGACATGTTCAACCGCGATACATCGGGCTCGCGCTTCGGCGGCGACTTCAATCGCGCGATCGAAGATGCAGCGCGCACGGTTGGCGACTACATGCCGAAGCATACGGTGAGCGCCACTTATGAAGCGATGCCTGGCGCTTCGACCGGACACCGTCCCGACGTGGCAGAGATGAGCCCCGAGGAGTATGCCCTGTTCGATCTGGGCTGGGCGGGCGAGAAAGGCCATGACCCGTTTTACCAGGGCATGTATCAGCGGCCTGTGGTGGACGCGACTGGCAGCTATCGAAATATAGCGGGCGAACTGGAGAGCAACCCAGTTTCGATCGCACGACCGTTGGTCGATCTGACGCCCGAGACACCGTTTGGTCAGGCGATCAATCCTGGCGCAATGAAAGACGTTGAGGCGAGCGAAGGAATGCGCGCGTTGATTGATGCCCAGGAAGCAGGCGCAGCTCACTTGCCAAACGTCGCCGCTGTGAGAAAGGCGGGCACAAAAACATCAGCCCTGATCGACAACGGGGGCAAACCATTAACTGCTGAGCAGCTCGATGCCGTTAATGAGATCGGCAAAGATTTTGGGCTCACCGATGTGACCGCGAGCGACCGAGGAGCTGTGCTCGCTAATTTCGGGGGAGAAGCGAAACCGCTGACGCCGAAGCAGGTGACCGATCTACGCGAGAGAATCCTAAAAGTTTTGCCGGATGCCAAGGTAGATCGGGCGGGCCTGGATTCGACCTACGTCCCCGCGATGACCCGCTGGGACGACGAGGCGGGCGACATGGTCCCGACTACACCCGGTTCAGGCGAAGCCACTGTCCAGGCGCTACGACGCTATGAGGAAACGCCCCGTCTGGCCGAGCGCCAGGCGAACAATCCCGAGCTGAACGCTGCGATTCAAGCTCGCATGGCGCGCGACGAGCTGAGCGGCGCGCCGATTAGAGAAGACCTGCAACGCACGCGTGAGTTCTTCTCGGAAGCGGACTGGAGCAGGGCGGTCAAGCTGATGAAGCAAGGCATGTCGCCAGCGGCGGCCATTGCCAGCCTGGGCTACAGCCTGAGCGGCATGGCAGCGGAGAATGAGCCTAGCCTAACCCCAGCAGAGATGCGCGCTCTTTTTTCTGGCAATGCTTACCCCCTGGGGCTAGGCGGCCTGCTCAGCGAATCGCTGTACCAGCGTGAAACGTCGATGTAGCCCGGTGGCGAATGGCGAACCCGAAACACAAGCCGACGGCAGAGTGGTTGTCGGAATGCAGAACTGAGACAGAGCGTAAAGTCGTTCAGATGGCCGTCCAGGGGCATCCCCGGGGGAAGATTGCAGCGTCGGCCGATATAAATGAGCGCCACGTTTACAAGCTGCTCAGCCAGGTGGCCGAGCGCATAGCGCTGTCCGGGGAGCCAGCTGTGAATCAGCCGGGGCCGTCTTTCCCTGAGTTCCCCGACGACGACATTCCCGTCGATGAAATTCGTGCGCTGATGTCGCGGCGTTTTGAAAAGAGGGCCGCGCACAAAGCGGCGAAACAGTGGTTCAAAATTCGGATGCCGGAGGACAAACCGTTTGGAGTAATGGTCTTCGGCGATCCGCACCTGGACAACAACGGCTGCAACTGGCCGCTGTTGGAACGCCACGTCGAAATTTGCCAGAAGCCCGGCGTGTACGGCTTGAATATCGGCGACACGCTCGATAATTGGCCACAAGGCTCCCGGCTCTTGAGTCTGTACGCAAAGTCTGACACCAGCACGGACACTGCGGCGAAGCTCGCCCAGTGGTTCCTCGAAGAAAGCGGCGTGCGTTGGTTGGTCGTCCTGCTTGGCAATCACGATTTGTTCCCAGGGCATACGAGCTTAAAGCACCTGATTCACAAAAAACCGCTCTTGTTGGAGGAGTGGGGCGCGCGATTCATTCTTCAAGCGGGCAAGCAGGAATATAAAATTTGGGCCAGCCATGACTTCCCGGGTCACTCTCAGTGGAACCCGCTGCACGGTCCTCAGAAAGCGGCCCTGATGAAATCCGACGCTGACCTGTACCTGGCCGGGCACAAACACAATTGGGCGCTCCACCAGGAGGAAAACGCACATCGCGGCTTCGCGTATTGGCTGGTCCGCGCCAGGGGGTACAAATTCGACGACGATTACGCCGAGCGCCTGGGCTATGCCGAGCAGGCGGAAGGCGCCAGCATTTTTGTCGTTTTCAATCCTGGTTCGAATTCGATGGCTGGGCGCCTGCAGTGCTTCGCTGACGCTGAAGCCGGGGCGGACTATCTGGCATGGCTCCGGCAGAAAAAATAAGCGCGCCGATCGAGCTGGTGGTGTGGCGCGACATCGCATCCCACAAAGGCGCCAACTGGTCAGACACGCCGACAAGCGGTGGCACCTGGTTGATGTACACGGCTGGATGGGTCACCGACGAAACAGACATCGACCTAACAATCCATTCCACGATCGGCGACCCCACGCGCGAAATGACGTTTGCGCATGACACGGTGATCCCGAAGGGATGCATCGTGAAGCGAACGGTGATCCGTAAGCAGCTGCCGCGGGTTAAGGGGTGAGGGCCAGCTAAAATTTAGGTCCAGGTTGGACCTAAAACAATCATAACTAATTGATTTATATGGTGGTGTCGTGCCCTTTCACGGCGGCAACAGGGGTTCGAATCCCCTAGGGGACGCCAACTTTTCGTTGGTTTTCAATGAGTTAGAGAGTCACAAATGTGCATGATTTAGAACATCGTGCACGTTTTTGGTTTATTTTGCTCATAATTGGTTTGAGTTGGACCTAATTTGGACCTAAATCTAGCCAAATTTTTTTTCGCCAAAGCTGACGTTTTCACCAAACTTTCCGAGTTCATTCAGGACGTGGCAGTAGCGCTCAGTGACGGCGATTGTGGAATGCCCGGCGAGTTGCTGAACAGCGCGGATCGGCGTCCCAGCCAGGACGTGGTGCGTGCAGAAGGTATGGCGCAGCCAGTGCAGTGAGCCGGGGAGTTCGAGGCGCTTGATGTCGCGGTCGAAGGCGCGCGAGAGTGACCGATGATTCATCTGCGGCATCACGAAGCCTGTTTCATTTTTGTGAAGCAGCTCATCGAGGGCCGCATCAGCTGCGTCGTTGATCGGAATGGTTCGACGCCTCCCTGATTTGGTCCGGGCGTGCTCGGTCGACACAACGTGCAGCACGCGCCCGTCAATATGCTCCTTCCGCAGCTGCAATGCCTCGCTCCGGCGGATGCCGGTGTTGACCATGAGCTGCCAGCGGGCTCGGTGATTTGACTGCGCCAGCAGCAGCTGCAGTTCATTTAAGCTGTAATAAGGCGGTGGCTTGTCTACCGTGTTGGCGCCAACCGAAAAATCTCTGAGTGGGTTTTCAAATAAGACCCGGCTTTTCGCGGCATGGTTTAGCACCGCCTTCAGCTGGCGGATTTCTTTTTCAATCGTGCCGTGCGCTGCCCCGTGGTTGCGGCGCGCATTGCAATAATCCACAGCCACGGTTGGTTCAATTTGCGTCAGTCGCAATTGGCCGAACGTGGGCAACAGGTGCGTGTTGAAAGCGGACAACACACGCTCATGCGTTGACCGTGCCGTTTTCAATTCGTGTTCGGCGCAATAGTGCTGGAAATATTCTGCCAGCGTGGGTGCGCCGATGTTCGGCTTTTGCGCTTGCTGCGCCTCGAACGCCTGTAGGTGAGCTTTGGCCTCACGCTTCGATGTAACGCCGGTCAGCGTCTTGCGATGTCTCTTGCCGTTTTCCCGCCAGCGGAGCGTCCAACTACCGCCTTGCTGCTGGATACTTGCCATTGCCCTTCCATCACCCGCCTTAGATCTTCGCGACGATATACCCGTTTGCCCATGAAAGTCGATGGGGCAATATTATATTTCCCGAAATTTTTCCTGAACTGGCTCAGCGAAACGCAGCAATAATGGGCTGCTTCCAGCTCGCTGAAAAAATCCTTTCCGCGTAGGTCGAAATCTTTTTCGTTCATTCGTCGTCGTCCGGCTGATCGTCCGCCGGCAAGCGGCGTTCGTCCTGTTCGTCAGCGTCGAGCAATTCTGCCAGCACCTGAATTGAGTTCAGCGCGTCTGCAAGTTTGAATTGCGCACGCCCAAACAACTGGGCCTCACGCTGGGGCAGGTGGATAGGGTCGATTTCGTTAAGTGCCGTGTCGGCCTCGATGATTGCGGCAACGATTCGGTCGAGATTCATTTTTTTATCACCTTGAACCCGAGCTTTTTTGCCAGCGCGCGCATTTGTTTTTCTTCAGTTGCGCGAATAAGTGCGTGTTGCCGCTGTAGTGCCGCATGGATTTTTGCGGCCTTTGCTTTATCAGACATAAAAAGAAAAGAGCCGAGTCAGAATTCCAGCGGCGTAGGCGATCGCCCAAATCGCCGCCATGACCAGCGTGAGGTCAATCAACCACTCGCCGAGTGACTCGATCGTCACAATTAATTTTTTCATAGCTGTTCCCTTTGCAGTTCCAGCTCAATCGCTTTTTCAATGAAGTGCCGTGCTTTTTTCAAATCAGTGATCGGGGCGCCTTTCAGGCGGCAGCGCGCGAGATATTTAATTGCGCTGCCTACGAAGTAGTCGCACCCCCATGCGGCAATCACGTCCCACGGTTCTGGTTGCAAATTTTTATAATGGCGTCCGCCAACCTGCATGTCGTTCGCGCTCATCAAAAAGGGATCTCATCGTCAATGAATTCATCGGGGTGGCTTACCGGCTCGATGACCGCGCCGAACTCGGCGCGCAGCTGGTTAACCAGGGGGTCGCCAATCAGGTCCGGTGAGAATGCGGCGAGTTCCGAACTGCTAAAAACGTCGCGGCCCCGGAAGCCGTTCTTAAACGTGCGGCCGTCAGGCATTTGGTATTCGATCCAGCCGTCGGCATCGCTGGTGTTTTTGAGTTCGCCCCAGTCGGTCATCAGCGCAGGGTTGAACGCATGGTGTTCGCAGCCTTCCACCTGCGCGTCGTAATCGAGGTCGGCGTCTTTCAGTTGGCATGACCAGCGACCGCCGCCGTCCTGTTCAGGCTTGACATAGATGCAGCTCCGGCAGCTCGGCTCCGGCAGCTTGGGCGTGTGGCAAACCGTTTTCATCGGACACCAGCTGCACTCGAACCAGGTCGGGTCATCCGCAATGCGCGG